TTTTTTTAATTTTTAACACAGTTGTTATTTATTTTTTTTAATTTTTAACACAGTTGTTATTTATTTTTTTTAATTTTTAACACAGTTGTTATTTATTTTTTTTAATTTTTAACACAGTTGTTATTTAATTTTTAAATTTATTAATTTTTAAATTTATTAATTTAAAAATTAATTAAGGTCTTTATTTAATGCAGTTATAAATGATTTAGCAATTAATGAAGGAGGTGCTGGAATAAAATTTAGTGCTACTCTTGTAAAGAAAAAATATTCAATAACACCAATAAAAATAAATGTTAAGACATTTTCAAATAATAAATACTTTACCTCTTCTAGAGAAACATTTTTTGTTTTAAGTAAATAATAAGTAAATAAAATTAACATTATAACTATTAATATATTAGTCATTTTCATATAAAATAATATTTGATCATTTATTTTAGCACGTTTGTCATCTTCTTTTGAAAACAATTTTACATAATAATCATAAGAAAAATTATTAGTAATTTTATCTTTTGCTTCATTAATTGTATCATTTAATTGTTTAGCATTATTAATTGTATTATTAATTTGTTTAATATTAACATTATCTTTTAGTTCATTCGCTTTATCGACTATTTGTTTAATATTAACATTACTTTTTAGTTCATTAACTTTATCTACTATTTCTTTAACATTAATATTATTTTTTACTTCATTCGCTTTATTGACTATTTGTTTAATATCAATTTCATTTGCAGTATTAACTATTTGGGTAATATTATTTTTTAGCTCATTCGCTGAATTAATTGTATCATATATTTGTGAAATATTATCATTTGGTGTTTTAATATTATCAATCAATTCTTTAGCACTATCAATTGTATTATTTATTTGTTTAGTACTATTAATGATATTATTTACTTGTTTAATATTACTAATATTACGCGCCATATCTTCTAAATTATTTTTTTCAAAAACATATTCATGATTATTAAAACCTTCTTTAAATATCGAAGTTCCTGAGATAATATTATTTTTAAGTTCATTTTTTTTCCCTTCAGATTTATGTACAACTTCTTCAATAATATGGCTTATTTCACCATTGATTGCATCTGCTGCTACAAATCTAACATAATGTGTAAAAAATAATGTTAAAATTGTAAATAAAATAGTTACATGTATTAGAATATTTAGAGTATTTGTTCCATTTACAATAGGTTGTTTTAATTTAATAATATCAGTTAACATATTATAATAAAGTATAAAAAAATTTATATATAATTATTTTATAGTTTAATATAATGATAGTTAATAAAGCAGAACTAATTACAAATATTTTAATCAATGTTTTATTTGTTTCTTTATTTATAGCTTTATTTTTTTTTACATATGCAGCATATATTGAAAAACAAGTAGTTACGAATCAAATGAAATTTTTAGCAGGTGATACATCAAATATTATAAAATTATTTGGTAAAAATGTTACAGAAATTGTAAGAGATAATGTTAAAAATACTGTAATACCTGATTTAAGTCATGAAGATGAAATTGTTAAAAAGAGTAATAATGAAATTATTAAAAAAGTTATTAAAATAAATATATTTTTTGCTATTATAGTTTCATTAATTGTTTATTATATTTATATTAAATATTCAAATAAATCTTATGATTTAGGTGAAATTATTGTTAATAATTTAATAATATTATTTTTTATTGGAATAGTAGAATATAGTATTTTAAAATATTTTGGATCTAGATATATTAGTATTGATACTAATAAAGTTAAATTATCATTATTAACTAATTTTAAAAAATATAATTATATATAATAAATTAATTAGTTCTCACTAAAGGGATCCATTTATCAAATTTAGCATAATAAACACAAACCATTTTTACTAATTCGGATCCTATATTTTTAGCACAATAGTGTGATATTTTTAAATTTGGAATATGTGCGATTCCAACTTTTGGTTCATCTTTTTTATTATAAACATTATACACATCTGGTATATCTGTTTTACCAATGTAAAGTTCCTTTTGTTTATTTTCTTTTTCATAAGAGTATGTTCTCGATTCCAAAAAATTAATAAAATTATAAATTAAATCATATGATCTAATTTCTATTTTTTCATTTTGGGAAGATGTAATTCCTATTTTCTCTATTTTCTTTTCTATATGTAAAATGCTTATACCTGATATTTTTGGATAAAAGATAATTCCATTTGAACTAATTGAACTTGATGGAATTATTTTTTTAATTAATTCTGGTAGATCTGAATAGTTATATAATTTATTTAATTTAAAAATAAAATTATCACATGCAGTTTCTGTTAAATTAGAATTAATAATATCATTTAAATGTTGCATTTTTGATGGCATTGGCATGTCTAATATTTTTTTACCCAATAGACAAAAACAATCATGAATTAAAAAGATATATTTGTTATCTCTTTGAACTATCTTACCATCAAAAATAGTACCAGTATATAAATTAGTATTTGTATTTACAAAAATTTTAACAATTGAAATAGTTTTCATATCAACTTGATTTCTATGATATGATAACTTTTTACGATTTACTAAAATGGAATATGATTTACCCATAATAGTTGTAAAAATAAGAAAGTAGTTTAGTCCTTTATAATTAGGGGATACATAATGTTCATTTTCTTGTAATGATTTTAACTTTTGTATATTATCTAACATGATATATCTGAATTTTGATAAATTTAATGTATTGTATAAATAATCAACGATCTTATTTTTGAGGTCAGCTTCACTATCCATTAATAGGATCCCTTCAGAATTACCGATATTTATTTTTTTACCCATTAAGTTAATATATAATAATATCTTTATAATTATATATCAATTTTTCTTAGAGTTAAAGGTTAACAACATAATTTTATGTTTAAGTAGTGCGACAACATTCGTTATTCATATATACATAACCAGCTGGGCAACATTTGTTTCCTTCGAAGATAGTTTCGCCGTTATTACAACGATATTTAGTATTACATTGTTGTTGACCGCCAAAATTGCCTTGACCGCCAAAATTGCCTTGACCGCCAAAATTGCCTTGACCGCCAAAATTGCCTTGACCACTATTACAATCTTGATAAGAAATTGCCTGAGTAGATGGAATACATAATCTACAGCATTTTCTATCATTCTTGATAGTATTATTAGGGCAAGTTACTGTTTCATCAATTATTGTTTGTAAATCAATTGATTGACCATTTACAGATTCAGTACATATTTTACCATCTGGACAGCATTTATTGTTAACTTCAGTGTGTCCATTTGGACAGATTTTGTTTATGGATTGTGCATTTACAGATTCATTACATACTCTACCATTAGGACAACATTTATTATTTAATTGTACATGATTTAACGGACATTGTGTTCTTGAGTTTCTAGTAATAGCTGCATCAAAACAATTAGCACTATCAACAAAATTTTCAGCTGATTTTTTTTTGAAAAATAAGAAATAAACAATGAGTAATGCAACTAATCCAATTGCAATATTTTTGTTAGATAAACTTTTATTCATATAAATATTACTAGATTATTTTTAATAATATGATTATTTAATAGGATATTCACCAACTTGAATCACTTCTTGATATAATAATTTATATTCATTACTTTCTTTATCCATATTATTTAGTTTTTCCATTTTTTCTAATACTGTTCCTTTATAGTAAATATCTTTTTTAAATATTTCATGAAGCTCTTTGTTGTTTAATACATATTCATATAATTTATTTTTATTTTCTAAAACAGGAAAAATCTGTTTATTTTTTAAAGGATATAGAAATGGATAAAATATTTGAATTGGATAATTTTCAATAACTAAATTCATTTTATATTCTAATTCATTCATTAAATAATCTATACATTCATTTTTTATTATGTCGTTTAAATTATCTTTAAAGTGATGATGATACCATATTAAACTATAACCTAAATATAAATTTGATAATATATCAGCCATATTTCCTGAAATCATTTGTTTAGATTTTATTTTTCCGCCTAACAAAGCAATAAAATTTGATAATAAACTAAATTTTAATGTAGCAATTTCTAATCTTTTTTGTGGATTTTTATTTATAAATAAAAAAGGATTGGCTAGACAATTGTAATTTTTAAGAATATCTAAAAATAATTTATTAAAATTTTTTGTAAAATCAATTATATTATTATCTTGTATATTTTGATAAATTGGAAAAATATATGGATGACTTTTATTTAATCCCTGACCAAAAATTATCAAACTACGTGTAAGTGTATTAGAACCTTCTACAGTAATACCAACTGGAGACGAATTATAAAAACTTGTAAAAAAATTATTTTCTCCAATACAAATTCCACTACCAGCATAAATATCCATACCATTATTTAAAATGTTTCTTGCTCTTTCTGTTGTCTGTTGTTTCATTATTGCTGTTATAACTGAAGGTGTAGAACCTGAATCCAAAATATGATTTGTGAATTTTACAGAAGTATGAATAATCCATGTGTTCAATAACATGTCAATATATTTTTCTCTTACTGCTTCCATATTTCCTATATTCATATTAAATTGATTCCTAATATTTATATAATTTAGTATAGATTGTGTAATGAATTTAGAAGATCCATTTGCAGTTGCAGGTAAACTTACACCACGACCAACTGCTAAACATTCCATTAACATTTTCCAACCTTCGCCAATTTTATCAGGACCGCCTATCACTTCTTTTAAATCAATATAAATAGTACCTTTTATAGTTCCATTTGGAAAACCAGCATTATTTGGGTTATGATATGTATTTTGTAAAATTCCAAGTCCATTTTGTTCTAATAATGCCAATGTAATTCCTTCTTTTCCTACTATTTTGTTAGGATCTTTTAATCTAAATGCTACCCCAATTAAATTTGATATAGGAGCTAATGTAATATAACGTTTATTCAAATTAATTTTTATTTTTGGTTTACCATCAACTATTTCAACTATTCCTTCGTCTATATTTCCAACTGCATCACTTCCATTATTTGGCCCAGTTAATCCAAAACATGGAATGAGGCTACCATTTGCTAGTCTTGACAAAAAATAATTTTTTTGTTCATCTGTTCCATAATGTTGAATTAATTCTGCTGGTCCTAATGAATTTGGGACCATTGTTACAACTCCTAAAGACGGATTATATGATGATATTTTCGATAAAATATATGATTGAGTTTCTATTGGTAAACGATTCCCTCCATAACTTTTATCTATTATCATACTTAAAAAACCATTTTTTCCAAGATCATTCATAGTTTCTTTTATTTTTTCATTTGGATAAATATTGTCTCTTCCTGTTTTTTCTAATATTTCTTCTATTTTTTTTTCTATTTCAATCGGAGTATTAGTTTGTTTGACTGGTTTAAATAATTTATTATAATTTACTTTACCCTTGAATAATTCCCGATCTATATGAGTTCCTCCTGATTTTAATGCAATAATTTCTGTTTCTGAAATTTTTGGTATGATTTTTTTTATTCTGTTAAAAATAATTCGATACATAATGATTATATTATCATTAAAATTCGTGTTTAAATAAATATAATATATCTTATAAAAAATATATTATAATTGTTAAATGAATGGGTCCAAATAGACAAGTTGTTATAATTATAAATTAAGTTTTAAAAGCTATTTTTATTTTAATTAATATGATGTTTGACCATAATATATGCACCTATTAGATTATTTTTTAATTTAAACCCTTGTGAATTTGATATAGTTCTGTTAACTCTTTCACTTTTGTTGCTTTTTTTTCTTCTAATACTGTTTTTAAATTATATATTTTATTAATATTATCATATTCTAAATCTTGTATTTTTTTGATTTCGGAAATTAATGATACATTAATTTGACTAAAATTTAAGGTTGACCAAAAATCTGGATTTGGTGTATCTAAGTTAGCAGTAGTATTCCAGACTAATAATTGTTTAATCAGGGGATTATCGTTTTTAATGTTAATTTTATTATGAAAAATTTTATTAATAGATCTTATAATATGTAATAATTCATTGGTATCATCTGATGGTTCTTTTGATGGTTTATTTTCAATTCTATATAAATTTTTAACATTGCTTTTATATAAAGGATAAGTATCATTACCTAAATCCTTTATTTGTTTTTCGATTGCTTCTATTTCCTTCATTAAATTTTTTATTTCAGGTGTTAACTGTTCTGCCCCCCCCCTTTTATTCATCGTAGTTTCTTTGAATTTTGCTGAACAAAACGCAGGTAGGGCTAAATTTTCATTAGCTACTTCTTCTATAATATTATTCCATTTTTCGGATTTAACATTTTTTGCATTTAATATAGAATCATAATCATGTTCTAATTTTTCTCTTAACACTTTTTTCTTAGTATTTAGGATTAGAGTATTTTTTTCTATTTCATCTATTTTTTTCATAGATTGTATTTTTTTATTTAAAGCTAAAATATCTTTATCACTTTCAATTTGGTTATAAATTAGATTAAACATTAAACTTTTTTTATAATTTTCTGTTTTTTCAGTACTATTATGTCTATTATAATTAGTCAAAAAATTTATATATTCTATAAGATTATTTGTTGTAGGCTTAATAACATCTATGTAAGGTATAATTGTTTCAGTTATATATTTATTTGCTTTTTTTAAAATTTCTTCATCACTATTAAAATTATGTAAACACTCTGATAATTCAGTTACTTCTTTAGTAGGTTGTTTTATTTCGGCGATAGGTTGTTCTATATTGGCAATAGGTTGTTCTATATTGGCAATAGGTTGTTGGTTTTTGGGTATAAATGGTTTAGCATAAGGATTTAGTTTAGACTCTCCACTCCTTTTTAAAGCTAAATATTTATTTTTATATTTTAAATACTTGGAATAATAATCCATATAAATAACATTAGATTATTTTTTCCAATAATTGGTTGAAACATTATTTCTTGAATAATTTTCAAATTCATCTTTTGGTATTTGTTTTTCAAACCCAACATGCCATGGTAAATGTTTGCATAAATAATCACCTGCTATTCTATAATGACCACCTTTATTTTGTTTATTAACTAAACAAAATGTAGTATCAATAGCGGCTGACCAAATTTCATAATCCTGATAATAAAATTTATAGGTCCAATATTGTTTTTCCCAATCTTTTATAGATTTTCCAAATGCTTTAACATCTGTACGAATATCGGGTGCATCATATAATAATGCAAATCCAACTTTTTCAGCTTGATAATAATTAGAAATATTAATCATTGATTCTATAAAATTATTTGGTAATTTTTTATTAAATTCTAAATCTGGATCAGTTAAAATAAAAACATCACCAACTATTTTATCCATAAAAGATTTTTCATAAACTTTATGACCCAAATTAGTTTTCATTCTTAATAATGTATATTTATATTCATTATTATAATAATCGAGTAATGGTTTGAAATCACTATTATTATCGATAATAACAATATCATTTGTATATGGTTCTAATTGTTTAACCATTTGTTTGATATATGTTGGTTGATTAAATCCTATTATTACACATGTCATATTTTTCTTAAACATTTCAGCTGATATATCTTTATTTGGTATAAATAATACTCTAGAATCATAACAAATTTCATCATTATTTATAATTTTATTATTTAACCAAATATTAAAGAAATCGAATAAATAATAATATCTTTTAATATCATCATCAGACCATTTATAAATATTAAATTTAATTGAAATTGGACAATTATTTATCCAACAATAATGTAATAAATCTTCTATTATATTTTCTTCATTACCATCGTAATCCAAATTTATAAATTTAATATTAGAATATAACTCTGTATCTAACTCATAGACAAATTGTTTCAGTGTTACACTGTCTGATTTAATATTTGTTATTTTCTTTGAATAATTTAATATATTATCACCAAATATATTATTTGGATTAACATTCAAAATTAATTTAAAATTATCTTTCCAATCTAATGATTCATTTGATGAAATATTAAGAGAATTGCCCTTTTTATTTTTAACTTTTTCATATATCCAATTAGTGTCTTCATCATCAGAATCATATTCTATTTGAATTCTAGTAGTTTCTTGTTTTAAATCATCTTTCCAAAAGTTAGTAGATTTATTATCAATTAAATAATTATCATATTCATCTTCTAATAAATCTAAATAAAAATTATTGTGCCATGGTAAATGTTTACAAATATAATCACCGCCAACTCTAATAGATAAACCAAATCTATTATGAATTGTATTTAATAAACAGAATGTTGTATCAATTGGTGCATTATAAAGATCTAATGTTGGATGTTTTATTTTATTCATCCAAAATCTTCCTTCCCATTGTTTTAATGGCACACTAGCATATGATAATCCAGGTCTAATATCATCGGTATCAATTAATAATGAAAATCCAACACGACCAGCTTTATAATCATTTGATATTTTAACAAATGTTTCTATAAAGTTTTTAGGTAACTTTTTATTAAATTCTAAATCGGGATCAGTTATAATGTAAATATTACCAAGCATACTTACTATAAAATCTTCTTCATATACTTTATGACCATAGTTTTTATTCATTTTTAATAAACTATATTTGTATTCATTATCGTAATAATTAAGTAATGGTTTATAACTACTACAATTATCTATTATTATTATATCATTAGTATGTGGTTCTAATTGTTTAACCATTTTATTAATATATGTATATTGATTATAACCAATAATTACAACTGACATATTCTTTTTAACTAGTTGTAAATTTGGATTTGGTTTTATTTCAAAATATGTCCATTCGTCAGACAACTGATTATGATTAAAAAAATCAAATAAATAATTAAATCTTGATAGATCTTTATTTTTCCAATTATTAATATTCAATTTTATAAAAACTTTTACTTTGGAGTGAAAAGCATAATGAAATAAATCTTCTAAAATATCTTCTTCTTTTCCATTAAGATCACAATTAATGATTCCTGGTTTTAATGAATGTTTATGAATATTTTCAAATAATAATTCTTTTAATGTTATATCTGTTTTTAAATCAGATTTAATTGAAACAATATTTTTATTACAAATAACAACATTTCTATAACAATAATTTTTATTATTTAATTCTAATGTTTTTAAATTATTAATATCATTTTCAACAGCAATAACTTTCTTAAATCGTTTACTTAACATATATGTATGATGACCAATACCTGCACCCAAATCAATTGCAACTACACTTTTATTTCTTAATCTTTCAAAAACTGTATATGGATTTAAATTATCCATTTTATATAATTCAATATTTGGATTTGTATCTAATTTAACTGGTTTAGATTCTGGTTTAGTATCATTATCTATTTTAACTGGTTTAGTAATAGTATCTATTTTTTCTGGTTTAGATTCTATTTTTTCTGGTTTAGATTCTATTTTTTCTGGTTTAGATTCTATTTTTTCTGGTTTAGATTCTATTTTTTCTGGTTTAGATTCTATTTTTTCTGGTTTAGATTCTATTTTTTCTGGTTTAGATTCTATTTTTTCTGGTTTAGA